CATCTTAAGCAAATCTTCTGGACCCTGGATCATTCTGCGTTGTGCTTCATACTTTCCAAGTTCAATCATTTCTTCTGCAATAGTATGCATCATATCATAAAGTCCACTGGCATATCGCTTATCTGCTGGATTTGCATGACGAATTTCTTTTCTCATATTTGATGATGATTGTGCAAAATATTCACACAATGAAGTTAAACTAATATAAATATCATCTTCATCTTCAATTGTTTTAATTGTTCCATTTGCTAACATTGTTATCCTTTGTTTGTTGTTGTAGCGTTATTCTACTATAGTATTTTGAAGTTGTCAACTATATCTTTGTATTCACTATCGTCATCATCAAAGAAGTCTCTAATGTCTACTGGCATTACTTTCTTTTCTGGCATACGAATTGTGTTCTTTAATCTTTCTTCTGATTCCCGCCTTAATTGTTCAATCTCTCCAGAAAATACTCCAGCGTAGTTATAGATCTCTACTTCTCTGTCAGCATCTGGTGGAGTTAATGCTATTGCATTATATACTGCACCGCAAACTGCGTCAGAAAGGTCTTTAGAACCTTTTCTAGGGTGGTCTACCTTATCTTTAACGATACGTAGTTGCAACAACTCATCAATTAACAACTGTATATTTGGTCCATGTAATCTTTCTTCAGTTAATGTAAGAGACATATCTTCATAGTGCTTTTTAGCTACTGAAAGAATCTCTGTTTTAATTCCATGTACGCCAAGTTGTTGCATCATATCGTGAGAATTCCAACGGTCAAATGTAACAAGTTTAAGATTAAATCCACGATCCCGCACACTTGTTATATAATCTTTAACTTCTGTAAAATCAACAGATTTTGATGCAGTAGGTGTCCAATATCTTACAGCATCAACCACAATTCTTGGTGCTGCTTCTTTGTATTTATCACCAATCTTCATTGTAACCCATCCATCAACGTGTGTCAATGCTACAGCACAATGGTCATGCTTTTGTGCTAAGTCAACGTGCATAAAATAAGTTTTGTCTGGATCTGGCAAGAATTTGTCATCAAATCTTCCGTATGAATCTACGTTTAATTTAGGATTACTAAAAGCTTTTTCAATCACAGCACGACTCTTGAAGAAAGCATCAGTTGCTTCTGGTGGCATACATGCAAAACGCATCAGTGCATCCATTGGATCAGTAAAGAATGCTTCTGTAAAATCTTCAATCTTTCTTGTGGGATTAATTTCCCAAGTAGGTCTTTTCAATGCAAACATTTTAGGCATCTTATAAGATACAATATGATCTTCTTCCCACTCAACCTCAAATTCATTTCCTTCAGTGCCATCTGGTAAGTCCGCATCAACTTTAAACTTATGATGCCTAAGAACAACTTCTTTTTCTGCAATAGATTCATTATACTTTTGTTGGATATAGTCATTCTTAAAACGTGGGAATGAAAGCAATATAACTTTACCAAAGTCTGGAAAACGAGAAGTTACAGATCCTTTATACATCTTATAAATAGATGATGCAGTTTTTGCTTGTGCATGTCCAGTTGTGGATTCAAGTTCAAAACCTGAAATCTCATCAAGAATAACAACAAGAACGTTATATCCTTCCCAAGCTTCTGACTCTGAGTGACCTGAGTGAACTGTTACGCCTTTATCAAATTCAACCATATTTGCTTTAGCAACATATCTTCCTTGAAACCAAGGTGACTTTTCAATACGTTGATTAAATCCTTTAAAGAATACTCGGTTGGCCTGCACAGCGTTAATAGCAATGTTAATAATATCAATAGCATCTCCTGGTGGCTTGCCATAATATTTTGCAGGATCATTTAAACATAAAAGCATATGTACAATGTATGCACAAGCAATAGTAGATGTATAGTCTTTTCCAGAACCTTTGCCCAATTGCAATATAACTTCGTTACAAGTTTGCTTAAATATCTTTTGTCCTTCGGCTTCCCCGTAAATCTTTAAAAGAGTTTCTTTCTTATAGATTTGTGTTGATGCCTTAATCATAGTGTACTGATATTCAGACAATGGGGGAAGGCCAAGATATTTTTTATCAGTTACAAATTGTTCTAATGTGGCTGGGGTTTCTTCAAACTCATCTCCACTTAATGCATCTAAGAATACATTAAAATCAGTCATTGATTATTACAGCCTCTACCTGACCAGTAACTTCTGATAACCTCTTTGCCACTTCAAACTTACAGTGATCACATGATGAAGTTACATCTCTTAATATTCCCACCAAAACTTCTTGCTTTCTTTCATTCTCAAGTATTTCATCAGCCATGCTATTGTTTTCCAAGACTCCCGCCTTGTTAAGCATATCAATACGCTTTGCTTCAATATCAGCAATAAGCTTTAATGCTGCGTTCTTTGTGTTAAGTTCTGATGCTACTCCTGCTTCGTTTACAACGCTCCAGGCTTCTTTAATAAGCATGTTGTAATGTTCATCAGCTCCAGCAAGTGCTTCTTTTGCACGTGCTTTGATAGCACTATTATCTTGAACTAATTCTTTCCAAGTTTGAATATGGGTTTCAACTTGTGCACGGGAAATGTCTAATGCACGGGAAATTTGAGTGGGGGTATTACCTTTTAGTAATTCCTCTACTACCTTATTCATTTGATCAAACTTGCCTGCAACTTCTAATTCATTATCCATTGTCTGTTTTATAGAACCCTGATCCTTTAAATTTAATGCCTGCAGGAGAATAAACCCTATTCATTCTATAGCCACAGATTGGACATGGAGGTACGTTTTCAGGATCATTAAAACCTCTGACTACCTCTTGACTTTCATCACATTCAATGCATGCATATTCATAAGTTGGCATACTTAATTATACCTCTTTATGCTGCTTCTTGTCAACAGCAATTTTAAGTAAGATTAAATAACCAATCAAATCATCAATATCGTTATCTCCAGCAAAACCTTGATTGTTCTTGACACGATTAATCTTGTCATCAATCCGAATTTTAATTTGCTCAACATTATCTGATTGTGCAAATATTCTGGCTGGCTTTAAAGCAGAATCTCCATAAGAAATATTTTTCTTAATAAGCATTTCTATAATTTCTAAACCAGCATTAATAATGCTTGTGCCCGAAGGTGCTTTAGTTGCAATTAATTGTAGATCTGTAATCCATTGCATGTAGCCAGAATCTCTATCTGGGTATCCCGCCATTATAGTTCCTCTCTATATAGCATTTTAAGACCGTTTACAGTTCCAATATCTAGGTACTTGCCCTTTGCAACCACCGCTTTTACATTATTTCCTTGGTTAACCCAGTCCATTATTTGGACTCCTGGATTGGGAAGTTCTTCATCAATGAAGACATTTTGTACAGCCATTGCACCCCACATATAAGGATACTCACATCCAACAGTTTTGTCAAGAGCATCAACAACTCTGCCAAACTCATCAAACTTAATCTGTCCAACTCTACCCATAAGATCTTCATGACAATCAAATGCTGCCAAAGTTACATCTGCATTAGACTCAGCAAGTTGTTTGTAAAACTCTCCATCAGATCCTGGCATGTATGTATCTGGCATACCAATAATATATTTAGAGTTTGGATTAACCATCATCTTAAGTAATGCGTCTGACATTGTTGATGGTTCAATTTCATATACTACTGCTTCAGGAGGAAGTTCCATTTGATTTACGATTGGAAGCCAAGATTTTCTAGTTGATATCTTTACTATATCGCACACCTTAAGCATTTGCTCTACATGCCATTGCAATATATTTTGAGTATCAGTTAGTGGCAAGCAAAACTTTGGAATCCCGCCCAATCTTGAAGCACTACCCGATGCTGGTAGTAAACCAATTATCGCAGCCACTCTTGATCCCTTCTACGATCAATGTTCCAAACTCCTGTAATCTTAAAATCCTCAGACTTCTTTTTGTTAAAGTAATCACCATTCTTTACAAATGTTTCATGGTTTCTGTTCATAAGCTTTTGATCACTATTAATAGTTTGTGAAGCACCATGTGGTGCGTTTACTTTAATAGTTCCATGAACATAGCCATCTTTCATATTAGAACGCATTACTCTTTCATAATAATCATTGTCTTCATAATAAATTGGATAGAAATACTCATCAAACAAACCAACATTTCTAATCATGTCTTCTCCGATTGAAAATGCACTCCAGCCTTCTGTTGTCATAACAAGCTTTCCCTTACCGCTTTCATTATGCAATTGTTCAAGAGATCCTGGAATCCAATGTGTGTCTGCAGAAGAAAACATCCAATATTCTTCATGTGGGTATAGTTTAATTGCTAGGTTCCAAGAACCAGACATTCCAAGGTTTGATGGAAGATTAAGAACTCTTACATTTAAATCTGTTTCAGGAGGAGTGTAAACCTCTTTGCCATTGTTAATAATTAATATTTCTTTAACTGGATAATCAATTGTCTTTAAATTTTGATCTAAGAGGTCATACCTATTTAGAACGGGGATTGCGAGAATTGGTATCATTCTTACTCCACTTTCTTGGTTGCTTAATCAATTCAAATCTTTCTAAAGCTCTTTGTATGGTCATGTGTGAGCATTTTGCTTCCAACGCCATCTCTCTTACGCTTTTCTTTTCAACTACGTATCTTTTATATACCCAGTCTTTACTTTCCCAAACCTTAAAGTTCTTACCCATTATTTCCCCTATATGATTTCATTTACCGCATACCAAGCAATTCCTGCAGCATCCGCCACATTGTCGGACTCAGTTTTAACGCCCAAATCTCTAACAAAGTCAATTGTCCTTTGCTTTCTTCGTTCCCTAATCTTTGCTTTGATCCAGTTGTCGGATCTGTCGGGGAATTCAAGTTTGATAGCCTCTTTCTCAGCCTTGGTATAATTCTTATTTCCAATGTATGATTGCCAAGTTATTGGATGGACTTCAACAACCTCTACATTTTCACTAAGTAACTCTCCCATTATAGCACCAAATACGTATGCCATCTTCATTCCAGTTGCTACTGACTTAACAGAAATTGCTGCCTCTATAACAACAAAGTCCATATCCAACTCATGCTTAAATGATCTGATCTTGTTCTTGGCATCAAGAATTCTTTCATATACGTCAGCACCATCAAAGGTAATTTCTCCCCATTTAACTGGTGTCTTTTCATTCATAAGGCAGAAGGCAAGGCTATTTGTACTTGCATCTATACCAAGGACTTTATGAGCTTTAGGTTTTGCCAGTTCAGCCAGAGACACGTTTCATCATTTCTACTAAGGCTTTTCTTTCTTTTTCCCGCTCAGAACTTACGCATTTATCACAAATGTTTGACTCGTTATATCTGCTTAAAATAACATTACAACCTTTGCTCTTGCATATTCTTTTGGCCCCCGCAAGCCTTGCTTTCTTTTCATAGTAGGCTTCTTTAAGCTTTTCATTTGTAGCAATCCTGCAGCATTCATCAGAACAATACTTTTGATTATGGGTTTTTGGCTCAAACTCGTTATCGCATTGATCATAAGCACATATCATTTTTCAAGCACCAACGGTTCTATGTATACATCGCCAATTTCATTTTTCATATCTTTCCAACAAACGTTCTTGACAGGGCAACCCTTGCAAGCCCATTGTGACTTTGTAAATGTTCTTTCTGGCAAAGTTCCCGCTTCATATGCACCATAAACTTTACGCAACCAATCCCAAACATCATTAATAAGCTTAGAGTTTTTTTCGTCCATGTTAATTGGAATAACTAAAAAGCTGTTGTCATTCTTGTTTTCATAAAAGAAAAATCCTTGCTGTGCTCCACGAATCTTCATATAAGTAAGAAGCTGGATCTTGTGATATGGAAGTCCCTGCATCTCTGCTTGTCTTATATCAAATATTTCTTGTTTGGCAGACTTGATTTCTCCTACTACTTCTTTTCCATTCCAATTTATAATAGTGTCTGCAAAGCCTCTAATTGGTGGATCATTGTGGGTAATTTCTGGTTCATTTTCTTTGAATACTGGCGTTTTAGCCATGTTTTTCTGTATGCGTTCATGCACATACGTACCGTTATCCATATTAGAGATACCCATAGCATCGGTTTCATTTTCAAACTCAGCACCAGTAAAAGCAATGAACCAATATCTAGGACAGTTACCATTACCATAACCAACAGAGCTAGGACTAAAAGTCTTTTTTTGGGTAAATTCATTTGGTCTCTTTCCACTTAATACCGCTTCTTCATACATCTTTGCAAATTTAATTGGGTCAAATCCATCAGGATCTGCCATCTTTTGAAACTTTAAATTAGCTATCAAATCTCTTCCCATTATGCTCCATATTTTGCCGAATATTTAAGAGCATCAACTAGGCGATTGATTGCTTCTTCTGCTGTGTAATACACGTTCTTCTTCTTGCTATTCTCCCCGCCTTTTTCAAAGGTGGTGTAATATCTTGACATCATTGCAAACTTAGCAGACAAAGATTGCATCTTAACAATAAGATCTGGAGCTTTTGTAGATGGCACATCTGGCTTAGCAATTAACTTAATAATCAAATCAAGGGCATAGTCAAGATCGGGATCATTCATATACTGCTTTATATCATTAAACTCTGTAAGTTCGCTAACTAATTCAATAACTGGCTTCTCTGTCATTCCATAATCCTAACTACAAATTGACATGGGTCTCCGCCTTCTTCCCATTCTTTAACTTCTTCTTCAGATATAGGGTCTATGCCTTCATGTGTAGCACATTGCACATCAGATATCCAGCCACGTTCAATGCCGTTGTTAAGCCAAATTCTAAACTCATCTATGTTTTCATCATTCAGCATTATGTGCCTCCCAACACTCTACCATTTGTTCAAACAATGCCCATTCAATTACTGCAAGACGAGTTTTACTTGATTCCCCGCCCAAAATTAATTTAAGTACTGGATATTTATCCCGACTAACCTTGAAAGTATCAGTACAAATCTTTGCCCATATCTCTTTTGAGATTGATATTGATTTGGCATACTCCTTGTAATCAACCACGAAATCATGCCAAGTGGCATCACCCTTTTGATAGTCACCACGGCCACTATTTTTTTGTTGTTTTGCTCCGTCACGCTTGGCTTCTCCACGTTCACTCATATAACCACGCTTGAATCATGTCCTTGACTGCACTCCCAATGAATTTTATTGTGTACACGATCAACGTAGCCATCATAAACTACTTCATCGCAACCATCATGCTGACATTTAAATGAACCACTTGCTGGTTCTGAAACAACAATATCTGAATTACTTTTGTTTCTATTTAAAAACTTTTCAAGATTTGTCATATATAGCTCCTTGCAATTTACTTGCTACATCAGGATTTTCTTTAACGTACTCAACTACCTTAGCACGTCCTTGAAATCTTTCTTCACCAACTGTATACCAAGCACCGCCTTTTTGTATGATGCCCATCATTTCTGCGACATCTACAATTTCACCTATACTATCAACTCCGACTTTATCCCCTTGAAAGTAAAAATCGTATTGACCTGATAATCCCATAGGTCCCGTTTTATTGTAATCAACGATCCAGTTGACGGGTCTTCCCACTTTTTGTTCAATGATCTTGTCACCAACTTGGACTCCAGACTTAATAGCATTTGCATCAGCTTCCGATGCCCAAAGCTTGATGATCGTGCTGGAAAAAAACTTAACCGCCATCCCGCCTGTGGGAATGTGCGATGCATGCATACTACCAAACTGGTTTCTCTGTTGAGAAATAAGAACAAGTAGCGTATTCTTGTTTGCATAATTGAGCATCTTGACTGCATGTGTCATATCCTTTGCTTCTGCACCAATCTGTTTGGTGTCTTCAAGTTTCTTTAAATCAGTACTATCTTTTTCAAAATAGATTGCGGGGAGTAACGCTGAAATAGAATCTACAACAATAATATCTACTCCCGCCTCCATCAATTGTTGTGCAACGTCAACCATATCATTGATAGATTTAGCAGTAGAGTAAATTAGTTTTTCAGAATCAACACCCAATCTTGATGCCCACACAGGGTCATAAGATGCCTCTGCATCAATCCATGCACATGTCTTGCCTTCTTTTTGAGCAAGCCCAATCATTTGTAAGCAGAAAGATGATTTTCCAGCAGACTTGTTTCCCCAAATCATTACCTGACGACCAAATCCTAGGCCACCCTTTAATGCGTTAGTTAAACCAATGCTAGGAGTCTTTTGCTTTTCTATGCTTACTTTGGTTGCTAGTTGTACTCTTGCTCTTGTTTTTGGATCCAGCTTTGCTAGAATCTCTTCCGTTATCATGTAAACTCTTCTCTAACTCTATTGCCAACTCTTTAATCTGTTCATTACGGCTGGTCACTAAAAAATCTATAATGTTATAGATTGCTTTTTCATCTTCTGCTCTAATGACCAAAAGATATTCGTTCTCCGTACCTTTAAGTATGTAGGACTGAGCCATATACTTATATTATACCATCTTTATTCAGTCTCTGTTGGTTCAAAAACTGGTGCATCAGCAAGCTCAAATGTAATTACTTGAGTCTCTGGATCTTGATTTACAGCGATGCTCTTGCTTGAAAAATCTTGTACAAGCTCAGCAACTGTAAGATCAACTTTACCAAACTTATTAATAATTGATGCACAAATCTGTTCAATAGAAATGTTAATATTATTAAGATCTGGAGTAGCCTCTGTTGTCTCTTCTGTCATTAGTTCACCTCCTTTACAAATAATGTTCCATCATCCATCCTTGCAATTGCAGGATCGCAAATCTTACCCGCCTGCATTTTGCCTAAAGCCTTTGTGTATAATTTGGGGAAGGCAATTACACGCTCTAGGTTTTTATCAGCATCAGACAAAATAATGTGAGCCATCATTTTGTTTGCTTTTGTTTTATAGTGCGTAAAATCAAGCACAAGCCTTTTACCACTATCAATCTTTAGTTTATCTTTGTAGAGCCATTGAACAAATGGGTCATCAGTCTTTTGAACAACTTCATCAATTGTTACATACTTATGAATACGGTTATCTCCAACTAAGAAGAAGTACATCATTCCTGGTTCAATCTTTGTATTAACCTCATGGAAAATTCCCACCGCTCCAGTATCATCAACTAATTCTACACGTGCCCATGTAGGACCTTTTTTAATTGATTTAACCATTGCAAGAAGAACAAAGCATCCTTCTTCTAAAAAATCTTCAAGTGGGTTTACCTGAGATTTGATCTTTGGACTTAGCTTTCCTGTATCAAACTTTGGAATACCAAGATACTCATAAAGCTTTTCATTTTCATTACCCTTACGTTGGTTATCTGGGAATGCTGCTGCACCAATCATATTAAGAGAATCTACTGCTCTTGAATTGATACCGCTACCTTTAACAGTTGCCTTATCAAGAAAATCTTTATAAGAACCAAACGGACGTAGTGCCTTAATCTTGCTACCAATGTTATCAGAAATATATTTAATGTCTGACAAACCAAAGATTAGAGAGTTACCCTTAATGCTAAAGTCTAACTCAGACTCGTTAATATGCGGGAGTAAAACTTTAATGCCCAACCGCTTAGCCTCAAGTAGATAATCCGTCCTGGCATCTTTGTCCTTCTCATTCTTGAGAACGGCAAACATAAACTCAAGAGGGTAATAACATTTAAGCCAAGCAGTGTAATAAGACAACATAGAGTAAGCAATAGCGTGAGAACGGTTAAAGGAATAACCCGCATGAGCTTCAAAGTCATGCCATAATTTGAGTGCATCCTCGCCTGTAATATACTTACTCGCACCTTGAACAAACTGGTCTTTGTAAGCATCAAATTCACTCGCATCCTTTTTCTTTCCGATAATCTTTCTAACCTTGTCAGCGTCAGCCCATGACATCCCGCCCAAATATACGCAAGCCTGCATAACCTGTTCCTGATAAATAATAACACCATATGTACGCTCTGTAAACTCGTGCATAATAGGGTGGGCATATGTAACCATCTCTTCACCCTTTTTACGGCGGATATAAGATCCTCCAACCGTATTCATAGCACCTGGACGAACCAATGCGTTAGATGCTGCAAGGTCTTCAAATGTGCTAACACCCATCTTCATAAGAAGGTTTGTGTATGGCGTTGCTTCTGCTTGGAACACGCCCTTTGTAAATCCATTGGACAGCATTTCAAATACTTTCGGATCATCAAGCTTAATCTTTTTAAGATCAATATCTTCTTTCTTAATATGCTTAATTGTTTTTACAGCATCATCAATAACAGAAAGAGTTTTAAGTCCAAGTACGTCAAGCTTAATTAAACCTAAGTCCGCTGTTTGCTCCATATCGTAGGCCACTACTGGGATACGACCAGACACCATGTTGTCAGGATCTTTACGTGTTTCAATAGGAACATACTTACTAATATCATCTTTTGCTACAACAACACCAGCAGCATGCATACCATTAGATCTGATACGACCACGTAACTGTGATGCAAACTTAACTACTTCTGGATATTTTCTTCTGAATTCGTCCGTACTTGGAGAAGATTCAAACTCTTCAAACGTCTCAACAGCCTTAAGTGCTTTATTAACTTCACCAAGTGGGATAAGAAATGTTCTAGCAACGTCACGAATAACACCTTTATCTTTAAACTTTGTATAAGTAGAAATAGAAGCAACGTGCTTAAACTTCTTCTTTAAATAATCTTTAACTTCTCCACGACGACTATCCATAAAGTCTGTATCAATATCAGGAAAGTCATTACGTTCTGGATTAATAAATCGGAAAAACAATAGATCAAACTTAATTGGGTCTACTTCTGTAATACCCAAAAGATAACATACTAACGACCCCGCTGCTGATCCACGTCCTGGGCCAACCATGATTTGGTTTTCCTTTGCCCAACTAACCATATCACCAACAACAAGGAAGTAACTAGCAAAATTCTTGTCAGCGATGACTTGAAGCTCTTCTTGGAGTCTTGCTTTATACGTCTCATTTTCTATGCCCTTATCTACTAGAGACTTTTCACACATATCTTTTAATGTTTTTAATGCATTCTTTTTAGGTACTGGTAGCAAGTCAAGGTTTTCGTGAAAGTCATATGCCTCAACTTTATTAGATATTTCTATTGATGACTCGTAGATATCTTTTCTTGTGATGCCCGCTTTTTCAAAGTCCAACGCAATCTCATCATAGGATTGAATATAAACGTTAATGTCAGCGAAACTGATAGGGCGGTTGGGATATAAATGATCAAAGCGATCAATAATATTGCTAAATTGACGACTGCTTGTATAGTCTGCTTCTTTGTTTTCGGTTGGCTTTGTTGAGAGGATGAGGAGTAATTCTTCCAGATCCCTCTCCTCTTTCTTTGCAAAATGACAGTCTCCCGTAGCAACTGGCTTCACCCCAAACTTATCAGCCAATTCAAACAACTTGGCATTTAATTCTTGTGGATTGTGAGACTGTACTTCAATATAAAAATCTTCTTTAAAACGTGCTTTAAATGTTTTAACAAGATCTTCAGCCTTATCCATTTCACCACGTTCAATAGCTTTTGAAATAAGACCATTCATACAACCTGACACTACAATTATACCGTCACCAAACTCCCAAAGCACTTCCATATCAATTCGTGGCTTGTGGTAATAACCTTCTGTCCAAGCAATTTGTGAAAGCTTTTGTAAGTTCTTTAATCCTTCATCATTCTTTGCAAGAAGAATAATATGGTTATACAAAGAAGTATTGTCATCTCTTTTTGCAACTGCTCTCTTATCAAAACGGTCTGTAGCAGAGATATAGGCTTCTAGACCGAGTATAGGTTTAACACCTAATTCTTTAGCTGCGATTTGCATATCTCTATGAGATGACAATGTTCCATGATCTGTAATGGCTAGAGAAGTCTGACCTTGATTCTTTGCAGCCTCAAGCAACTCGTATGGTGTATTAAGCCCATCCATCAACGAGTAATGGCTATGGACATGTAAATGTACAAAGTCAGACATGTTTATATTCTCTATCTATTAATTACCACTCAATGGCGGATGAAGTTGATTGTAGTGATTCGCTTGAAGCTTCTGAAACAGTTCCAAAATAGAATGCTTCCTGCTCTGCATAAGGTACATCACGAACTGCTGTCTTTTCAAGATCAAACATTTCGTACTTAGCAAAATCAATTGCTTCAGCATTTGCTGTTGGAAGTGGGATTGCAGAATAACTTGTATCTGTTGCTCCGCTACCTGTACGCTTTACTTTCCAAACTGTATTTGTAATACTTCCAGTCTCCCCAGCCCATGCAATTACAGTTTCTGTGATTGCCTTTGGTCCAAGACCTTGTGAAAGAATTGCAACGTATGGCTCTTTAACGCCATCATCAACAATTACGTTTGAGTAGAAACGCTTCTTACCGCCCCACTTAGCCTTTGGATCACGACGGTGCATTTCGCAACCGAAGCAACGACCTTGATCATCAATTGAACAAAGTGCCTTACGCTGATAGTGTTCTGGATTTGTATGCTCAACTGCAATAAACGCAGTTCCAGCTTTTTCATTATAGTGTTCTGAATTTGGATCAATCTCTTGCATGAAACGAATCTTCACTGACTGACCATCATTAATCTTTAGCCAAGTTCCCTTTTGACCTTCGCCAGAAAAGTCCTTGTCCATTTGTTGGCTCATAGCATTCAAGCCTTTGATAACTCCCATAGTATATTCTCCTTAGTATAGTGGACTCTATGTTGTCCTGTGCCTTAAGTATATCACATATTTGCGTACTCAAAATGCGGAATTGCATTCTTAATACATGTTTTTATTTCTTCGTCTGTGAGATCGCCCACATCTTTTGCACCTCTTGGATAAATAACATCGTTGTTATATCTAGCCCACAAAACATTCTTTCTGTTTAATCTGCCAGCGATTGTCATTCCCAAAGCTTTTCCAGCCCCGTCATTATCTGTCATTATAATAACTGTAGATGAATACTTATTTAGATTCTGTATATTGATATCTGATATGCTACCACCCAATGTGGCTACAGCATTTGGAAATCCCGCCTGCCATAAACGAATTGCATCAAAGCTAGATTCAACAATTATAATCGTGCCACCCTCACGCTTTGCTCTATGTAAGTTAAACATAGTCTTGTTGCGGGGGAGGTTAGGGCTATTCTTAAACCTTTTACCTTCAATTGATCTACCAATAACACCAACAAGCAAACCATCTGGTGAATGTAATGGAACGGTTACCATACCCTGTTCAACAGAATATCCTAATCCAAAGTGTTCCCACGCATCTTCATAAATCTTTCGCATTTTAAAGTAAGCCTGTGATGCATTGATATCATGTACTACAAGATTTTCATGCAACTTATCTTGAACAACCTGCGGGAATTCATCAAACTCTGGCTTTTCATCAAGCAAATCTCTAAGCTCTTCTTCAAGTTTATCAGCATCAGATAATTTATTTGAAGATATAAAACGCATAGCCTCAAAGTTATTTCTTTGTGTAAGCTTCATAACTAGATCTAGTACTGTACCTGCAGAGTTGCAGTGTTGATTATAACAAATATATAAACCTTTTGAGTAACTAACTGCAAATGCTGGCGAGTCTGTATTATGATGGAATGGGCATAGGCATAAAAAATCTGTGCCAGTCTGCGAAACTATTTCAATCCCGCAAGAACGCAAAATAGAGCGGAGATCCGCTTTAGTATATGCATCTAACATTTTTTATCCTTTAGGTATTAAACTCTGACCAGAGAACCCTTCGTACTTTAATGCTTTGGCTTTACCGATGTAGATGCCGTACATTACAAGATTGAAAGTATAGTGATCCTTGCTCTCGTTATATTTTACATTAAATTGTGGTTGCATGTCAAGGACAGGAACATAACCTTTGTCTCGCATTTGCTGGACCAAAAGTCTTTCATAATTCTCCCTTGAGCTTTGGAACTTAGAATCATCTTTAATGACTCCGTTGATCCAAAAGTCATGTATTTTACGTGGGTACATGATCACCAATCTTTCTAGACAATTATATCAAGTTAAAGATTGATTACATAAATACTACGTTGGTATATCGTATACTTCCTTCACAACACCTCTGTTTAAATCCCAGTCCAAATACATTCCAAATTCAGTACCATGACGATTTTTGCGACTTACAATCTCCATAATATTTGAGTCTGGATTTTTATGAACTGCAATTGCCATATCAGCATCATATTCAATTGCTTTAGACCAAGCAACTTGATTAAGCATTGGTGGTGAATCATGATCTCCAGTTTCTTCTGCAGTTGCAGCAGTAATATCAATAACTGGAATATTGTTTCTCATAGCAAGCATTTTAAACTCACGAGAAATATTCATATTACGTTCTGTTGGTGCTTTTGAATTATTTGAATCAGCAAACAACTGATGATAATCTAAGATAACTAAATCTGGCTTATGTTGATCAATCTTAGCTTGAACTGTTGTAGGTGTAACTTGTCCAGAACCTTCGTTTGATACAAGAATAAATCCATTTTTATCTAAGAACTTTTTCTTACCCCAATCATCAAATTGTTGAATATCAATACTACCTCTAGCAAAGTCTGAAGACTTAAACAATCCCGACCCAAGCATTGTGTAAATACGGTCACGCATATTTTCAGGAGTCATTTCAAGGGATATAATCATTGGTTTAAAGCCCTGTTCCCAAGCCTTACAAGCCAAATAAGAGGAGAACCATGTCTTACCCTTACCTGGCCAACCAATCATCACTATAAGGTGTCCTGGAGCCATTCCTGTGGGATATGCATAGTCAATAGCTTTAAAGCCAGTCATGATTCCTGGACTACCGCCCATTGCATCAGATCTTGTGCGAACTGCTTCAAAATGTCTTTCTGCCTCTTTATAATCTGTTAAGTCAACGTCACGAACATTTGCGGTAAGTCTACCAAGTGCTGTAAGTTCTGTTTGCATTTGTGCAATAACTCTTGCAGATGCTTCTGTCTTTAAACTTGCACCCGATGTAAGCAATAGGTTGCGAACTCTGCTTGTAAGATATTCATTCTTAAGTTGATCAAGATAATACGCTGTCTCGCCTTTAACCTTGACTGGTTCAAAATCTTTAAACTTTTCAGTAAGTACAGAAATATCTGGGACAGCTTTAAACTTTAAATAGTAAGACTTTAGGCCTTCCCACACATCTCTGTGTGAGGTAAATACCTCATCAATATTATCAGCAAGAACTGTTGAGATATCTTTGTTATCACAAACTGCTGTAATTAATGCTGCCTCAGTGTTCATTATCTCTTTCTTCAACCATAATTTTAGTCTTTGCCCTGATTAATTCCCGACGAGTTTTATCTTCTTCTATCTGCTGCAATGTAATATCTAGCTTTTCAAAGTTATAGAAAAACCAACTAAGGGGGTGGCCTGGCTTTGTTATCTTAAAATAATACTCTAATAGAACCTTAGCCCTATCATAACCCACGCTATCTATAACATCCTGCATAGCCCACTTTTCTCTATACTTATTAACGATAGGGGTCTTCTTATAATTCTGCTTATACAAAACACAATAAAGCCCAACTAGGCCGTAGGCCAGCTTTGCTTCATCTTTTGTCATTTCTTACCCTTTTTTAAATCTTCTTCAATCTCGTGAACTTTTTCCAAAAGCTTGTCTTCAACAAACTTGTAGACTCTATCAGTTGCTTCATCAGTTGTTTCACCTTGACGTTTAAAGTCTTCAACACTGATACCTATCTTAAGGCTTTCATAGTTACCCAAGTTTTTTGTAAACTGTAACTCAACCTTAACGTTCGTCTGATTCGTCATGTATTTCTTCCTTTTCAATCAATGAAAATCCTGGCTTAAACTTTTTAACATTCTTATCAGCAAGATGTTGATACAACATCATCAAGCGATCTGATATACCTATCATAGCATCTAGGTCATCCTTTTGTACAGCCATCTCCATAGCATATTCTAAAACCTTTAGTGATTGATCTAACACATGCTTAGCTTCTTTATTTAACTTATGATCTACCATTCTGGCTGTTTCCAAACTGGGATAAACTCCCCATCATTGTTTTTAACGTATAAAATATTTTCTTGTTTCATCATTGCTTCTATTTCCGCTCTGCTAGGCATGTCCCCTGGTGTAATCATACCATCTTTTCGGGGTCTACCTCTATGAACTGTCTTAAAAAAATCGTGCATGTGACGAATATCATCTTCACTCCAAAAATATTTTCCTGGAGTTTTATTACCATTTAAAGAATAACTTTGTTGCGGGAATTTAAGATCACCTCTATAAAGATGCCATTTAATGGTATCTTCATGCTTACCTATAATTTTTACAACTTCTGAGATGGGGTAAGCATATTGTTTATTTTTATTGACATCCGTCAAACTATAAGCAACACGCTTACCCTTTTCATAGTCCCAAGCTATTAATAGATCTTCAGCTCTTGAACGACGAATAACTTTATGAAGTTTTCCGTTTAGATAGAAATACCGTAGCCGTGCTGCAGTATTTCTTCCCTTTTTGCTATCCATGATGCGAACCTATTATCTCTTCTGACCATCCATCTTTTCCCACACATGACACAGAACAATTCCACCCGTAGGTTTTGGGAATAAACTCTATCAACGAATACTCGTCCTGTGCACTTTTTGCAAGTCATCATTATTAAGTTTTATTATCTACTTACTTTGCTGCTGGTGCATTAAAGTGGTCAATGGTAGCCTTAAGAACTGGACCAAGGACACCAACAAGTGCTGCCCAAGCTACCTTCTTGACATCGTGATTTCCACCCTGCCAAATTGCCACTGCTGCTGCAGCAGTTGCATATACATAGTGCTCTACGAGAGCCTTACGCTTTGCGTTCATTTTTTCTCCTTATAGGTTATGCGGTAAAAATTTTACCGTCAACTACACAGGTATAATCCCGTGTAATTTGTATTAGCTGCATATGTGGATAATCATTGACAACGTGTGCCACTGCAAATCCTGCCTGCCAATTTTTTTGGATTGAATAATCCATCTTGTCTTCATCGCATAGATGACCAATTTCATATCCCCGCAACTCTTGTCCAGTGATATTGTATGTTTGATAATATGATCCCATGCGATGAGAATGTCCACGAACTAAGGATACGCCCCAGTTGTTGACATCATTGCGTACTGATTCCCCTGCGTTCTTGGAAATGGACTCACCATGATGACCATACATATCACCATAGCGTTTAACAGGTGGCTCGTTATATTCGTGCCAGTTAATGCCATGCTTTTTATACTCATAGAGTGAATCAGGCGTAATGAATTCTAAAAATGCTGGAGCTTTTTTTGCTAGGTAATCACCATGTCTTGTCCAGCCATGATTACCATCATGAAAATGTATTTCTGCTTCTGGTCCCGCCACACGACGTAGGTCTGCCAAAAAATCTCTTGTTCCTGTTACGCCACCATCTGATACTGGTATGCTAAACTCTGCAGGATACTCAGCAGCCCAACGTGAAGTTGAATCTGCATCATCAATATCGCCAAGCAAATCAACTGCATCTGGCTTAAACCACTTCATAACTTTCATGAAGAGATCTACTTTTCTTGGATCATGGCGGGGGAAATGAATATCCGATACCATCATCCACTTTAAGTCATTAGTCATATAATCCTTTTTCTAGGTTTAGTCAATTGTAGCGTAGTGTATTGTTTTTTGTCAAGCAGCGTGTGCTTTATTATGCTCTAATCTTGAGCAAAGAAATAGATTAATTAATCTATTATCAGTCTTATTTTCATTAATATGATGAATGGTTTCCCAATCTTCAATCATTCTATTTAATTCTTTTTCAATCATGAGACGATGCTCATAGTACCAGCCTTTAAAATTTTTAGGATGTTCTGGTACTTTTATTAGAACATATCCTTCTTTGCTGATTTTTCTATCTCGTTTTGTCCAAAACTTGATAGGATCGTACATTAGGAAGCTCTTACACCTAATGCAAGTACTTGTAAGGTAAATGCTGCAGTTTTTGTTGCAGAATCATTATTGTTGATTACTATGGTTGCTCCAGTAGTACCATCAATTGATTGAATATAAGTTGATGGACTTGCTGTAGAAGGAGTCATTACTGGTGTTGCAGTAACAATTGGAGTCCCGCCAAAAGCTTGACCCCACAATACTTTTACAACAGCATTACCATTTGTTAGCGTTCCATTAATTTGAGCACCTTGCATTAAAAATGAAGATGCTGGAATTGGATTGCCAGATGTTGTTACTGTTCCTCCAGACAATGTGTCTGTAGCAATATTTCCTAGTGATCCTGAACTAAATTGTACAAAAAGATCATCATGGCTTTTAACAGTCTGCAAAAGGCTTGCGATAGCCGTATAATCAATTACTGCATTATCTACTGTGGTATTAACTGCCAATTGGTTCTCCCTCTTCGTGTATTAGGACTTCTTTTTGTCCCGCCCCAATAATTTCTACGTTAAGCCATTCTAGCACATCTGGGTCAATAATATGACGGCGTTTTGAATCGCTTACTAGATACATTTTACCATCAGAGATGTCTTTTATCAAAGTTCCATCACGAAATCCCAAAGTACCAGCGGTAATAAGTTTACTTAGTTTATTTTCTGTTGTATTAATAATTGGGAGGGACCATGAAAGCATGGCCCTCTCAGATACAAATTTAAACTTTTTATTACCTTTGATATAAAAATAACCCTTCTCAGTATGAGCAATTAATCCGCTAGGGACTATAGGGTTATAGTTTTTAGGAATTATTTGCTGGTGCTGTTGAAATAGCTTGGGCAGACGCATCACTGCTATTATCCTTATCCATAAGTTGTGTAATTTCTGCACGAAGAATAGCAATCTGCGTTTCATAATTTGAAACTATTTCTCCAATACGCTGTTGTAATGCCGTTATAACTAACTCTGCTTTTTCCATTTTTATCCTTTTTTGTTGTATTATTTTTCTGTTTTCTTTTTATAAGAATTATGTGTTTTTTCTAATTTTTCATATCTTAATTTTAAAACCCTTATATCCTCTTCGTACAAACGAATACTTTCACGCAAAGTTTCTTCTATTTGTGTTTTTTCATTAAGCAACCTAGAAATTTCTTCTGTCGTTTTATCTTTTTCATCATTAGAATCAACTAAGATCGTATAATCCGCTCTTAAATTTGCAATCTGCATTTCATAACCTGCCATCACTTCACTTAATCTTTGTTTTAATGCAGTAATAATTAGTTCATTTTTATCCATATTGTTCCCCACTGTCTTTTAGAGTATAGCACACGCACTTATTTTTTGTCAACGCCATACTTAATTTCTGAATCTATAATGTCTTCAATATTAAACTTGTTTATATGAGGAAATCTATTTTTATTTATTTGTACTTCTTTTTCAACAACATTGCTATTTTCTACTGTTTTAATATTAAAACCTTTTTCTTTATACATGTTTATTATTGTATCTAAGGAAGTGCTGCTACCTGAGTAAACATCGTATGTTTTATTTTTAATCCCGCCCATAACCATTTTTAAAGCTTCAACATTAATTTCAGCAATGTCCATAACATGAGAATAATCTCTTGGAGATGTATATTTATTTAAAGTAAAATGTTTATCTAAATTTAAACAATCTCTAATTATATCAAAAACATTTTCTTTCTGATATTCATTTGGATTTTTAATAAGTCCACCTACATTAAAGTATCTTAAAATTATATAGTCAACAAAAGAATCTTTAATTATTTCTTCAAAAAACATTTTTGTTTTTGAATATGGATTGCTATTGTTATATATTGCAGCAA